TGGAGCATTACCACCAGCAGCACCAGCACCTCCGCCACCGCCTCTTGTATAACCTGGATTTCCACTACCACCAGGATTATATCCTCCGTCATTACCTTGTGGAGGACTAACTGGTGGAGTATTTCCTGAACCAGAAACTTTTGGTTGAGTATTAGCTCCACCGCCTGATCCTCCAGAATTTTGACAAATATTTCCATCTGATCTTCCACCACCAGCTGAGGTTATTGTTGAAAATATTGAAGANGCTCCTTGAGAACCTGGGTATCCACAAAACGGAGAACCTGGTGTACCAACACCTCCCGCACCACCGCCACCAACTGTTATTGGATAAGCTGTAGCTGGAACGGATAACCCAGATGGGTTTGCTAATGGAGACATTGTTGGTGCTGGAATACAGCCAACACTATTAGACAATCTAAATCCACCTGCACCTGCTCCTCCTCCAATTCCACCACCTCCGTTATTTCCTGAGCCGCCACCGCCACCAGCTACTACAAAATAATCTACTTTGTCTGAACCAACAGGGTTTCCTGCACAAGATACACAAAAAGTTCCTGGGCTTGTAAATATATGTGTTTTAAAATTACCATTAGTTATAACTGAATTACCACCAGTTGCTGTTACAAATAAAATCTGTTCTGCTATGTCTGCTTTTTTTGCTGCTCCAACAAGTAACCAACCTTTTGTTGCATCGACATAAATTAAAAAAATTGAAGCTCCTTCAGTAGAAATAACAAAGTTATTAGCATTACCTTGTATGTTTGATCCATTCCTGTTTATCGTAATATTTGCCGTATCTGCTGTGAAAGAATAATCTTTTATTGCCACTAAATTACCTGCAGATGGCGAAGCTGGAAGAGTCACTGCAAATGCACCACTGCTGGTATCACAAAAATAACCCTCGCCTGCAACTGCAGTAAAGCCAGAAGTTTTTATTGATCCTGTTTGCCAACTAACTGTATTCTGTATATTTCCTGTAATCGTACCACCAGATATTGTTCCGGTGTTCGTTATTGTGCCTGAATTAGTAATTGCTCCTGCAGAAGTTAAGGTGACACCTGAAGGTATTGTAATCGTATCGCCACTATCTCCAAGTGTGACTGTGCCACAATTTGCTGTTGGTGTAATTTTGTTAACTTTAACTTCACTCATATTACCTATTGAAATTTATACCTTATTATTACTATACCTGAACCACCAGTTCCACCAGCAGGAGTATCATTATCTAATCCACCTCCACCACCACCAGTATTAGCAGTTCCATTTACGGCATCAACTCCATTTCCACCTCCAGTTCCACCACCACCAGATCCTCCTGCACCACCTGCTGCAGCATCATTTCTTGCTCCACCTCCACCACCAGATCTTGTGACTGATGAACCTGTAATTTCTGTTGCTACTCCATTGCCACCTGCACCACCTACTGAGGGTGTACCATTCGATCCTGTAGCACCAGCACCTCCGCCACCTCCTGCTCCATAAGCAGGTGCACCACTTGGACCTCCACTACCTCCATTGTTTCCCTGAGCGGGATTTGTAGGAGGCGTATTTCCTGTACCTCCTGAGGTTGAAAAAGAACCTCCGCCACCTGAACCACCATTTGAACCAGTAACACCAGAGGGTCCGCAGCCTTTTGCACCTCCGCCACCACCAGCTGCTGTAATTGTACTAAAAACTGAAGGATTTCCGTTTGAACCAGAGGTGCCTGGGGGTGATGGTGGTCCACCATTTGCACCACCAGCACCGACAGTTATTGGAAAAGATGTTATTGTAGCTGTAATTCTATTGGGTGAGCTTGGATAACCATCTAAGGGACTAGCAGTAAATGGAGTAACAGGAGATTTGACTTCTCTATAACCACCTGCTCCGCCACCACCAGATACATCTCCTGTACCACCTCCACCACCACCAGCAACAACTGCATAAGAAAGCACATTGTTTGCTGAACATGCTGCTAAAGTAGAAACTGCAAAAGTCCCTGGTCCTGTAAAAGTATGAATTTTATCGTTTCCACAAGTTGTAATAGTTCCACCTGTTGCAAGTAAAAAATTTGAACCTGGAGTAGCAAAATCATTATCTTGAATTGATCTCCAACCAACTGTTGAATCAATGTAAACTAAAGTGATTCCCTCACCTTCTGTAGATAAAATAATATTACCTGCTCCACCATTAATTTTATCTGAACCATTTGGTGTTATTGTTAAGGATTCTGTATCAAATGTATTTCTATAATCTTGTAAAGAAATAATCGCTCCTGCAGATCCTGCTGGCAGATTACAAGTAAAAGCACCACCATTAGTATCACAAAAAAATCCTTGACCATTTACGGCTGTGAACGTTGATGTTTTTATATCTCCTGTTTGCCAATCAACTGTTCCTGTTCTACCAAAACCAGTTTGACTAGCACCAGATGCTAAAGTAATTGTGTTACCCGTAGCACCTATAGTAAGTGTGCTTCCACACTTAACTAACATGTTATTATTGCCTTGGTCTGCTATATTATCTACTTTTATTTTACTGCTCATAATTATTGAAACCTATATCTAATTATTACTATACCGCTACCACCATTACCACCAGCACTTCCATCCATAGTGCCACCACCACCGCCCCCAGTATTATCTGTTCCATTACCTGCAGAATCTGCACCACCACCTGCTCCACCTGTACCACTTGGACTTCCACCACCTGCTCCACCACCTGCTCTTGTTGTCGGTGTACCATTAATACTTGTAGCTACACCAGCTCCACCGTTTCCACCTGCACCTGTTGGTGCAGTAGGTGCAGCAGCCGAAGCTCCTCCGCCACCTGCTCCAGGGTTATCTGGAGGATTTCCTGTAGCTACTTTGTAGTTAGTTCCACCAGAGTTACCTTGTGGAGGTGTTACTGGTGGTGTATTTCCCGCTGCTCCAGTACCAATAGATGCACAAGATGTGCCTCCAGCACCTCCACCACCTGAACCGCCTGTAGCAGCAGCTGCTGGTGTGCCTGGTCCATTTGCAGCGCCTCTTCCTCCACCTGCTGCAGTTATTGTTGAAAAAATTGAAGGTGAACCTGAAGTAGCACTTGGTCCTGAAGCTGGTGCTCCTGGACCACCTCCTCCAACTGTAATTGGAAAAGATGTTGCTGTTAAAGTTATTACATTTGCTGGTGTACAAAAACCATCTAAAGGGCTTGCTGTAAAAGGATTNANTGGATTTTTTACTTCTCTATATCCACCAGCTCCACCGCCACCACCAGCGTTACTAGTTGGAAAACTATGTCCAGCTCCACCACCTCCAGCAAGGACTAAATAAGAAACTTTGTTATTTGTTGCACTACTTGCTGCCTGGCTAACTGCAAAAGTACCAGGGCCTGTAAAAGTATGAATTTTGTCGTTACCACAAGTGGTTATTGTACCACCAGTTGCTACTACAAAAGCTTCACCTGCAAAAGTTGATTCATCATCTTGAGTTGCTACCCAACCTTGTGATGCATCTACGTAAACTAAAACAATCGATGCTCCATTGGTATTTACAATTACATCTGCAGAGTTAGCTCCATTAATAGGAGATCCATTTCTAGCAATTGTCAAATTTGCTGTTGCAAAATTTCCGTTGTAATCTTTTACAGCAACAATGTNTCCAGCACTTGGTGATGANGGTAATGTCATTGTCACCGCACCACTAGCAGCAGTATCTACAAAATAACCTTCTCCATTTGCTGCTGTAAAAGCAAGTGTTTTTTTGGTTGTTTGCCAATTAACTGCTCCAGTTCTCCCAAAACCAGATTGACTAGCACCACTTCCTAAAGTTACAGTATCACCTGATTCACCTAAAGTTAAGGTTGTTCCGCATTGTGGTGCAATTGTATTTACTTCAAGTTTACTCATTATATAATTACCAAAGTCCCTGTTACTGTTTGTGTTCCAGTGATAGTCACTGGTCCCGCTAATACTCCTGAATCTAATGTTTGATCTTCTGACAAAGTAGAATTATGTGTAACCACATAAGTCGTAGCTTCCATTCCTGGTGAAATAGTTTTTGTCGATGGTATTGTGCAAAAAACTTCTTTTGTTCCAGCTGAAAAGTTAACTAAATTATTTGAATTAGTAGATGATATCACTGTTGCTCTTGATAAAGTTCCTGTACCAGTTGTAGTTAAAGCATAACCCATTCCTGAGTGAGAACTACAATAAGTATATAAAGTCGGTGCAGAGGCGGCCACAGTTAGTTCTAATCTTCTTGTTGTTGCTGAAGCAAAACCCGAAACATATGCAGATTCAGTTACAACGCTGCCATCTAATTTATAGACTACGCCAGTATTATAACTTGTGCCACTATTGTGTGTTCCGTCAGAAGTTGTTGAAATTTTTAATGGGTGTGATGCAACTGAAGCATCATCCATATTAAATGTGTAAGTAACACCCTCTGCTAAATTTATTGTGGTTTGTAAACTACCATCTGTATAATATTTGTTACCACCACCTGGATCAACAACGGTTATTGTAAGAGTTACCCCTGCATTGACAACACCGGTTCCTACTTCAAATTCATCGGATCCAGTATTAGTAATGCAATAGTACGTACTATTGCTGGCACCAATACCGCCAACGAATCCTACGAAATCCTGTGAAGCACCTAATAAAGTAATTGTACCAGTTCCAGTTGAGGTGCTTGTTTCTTTAACTCTATCGTCAATGACAAGAGCCATGCAACCTCCTTAACTAATTCTTAATATTGCGTTTGTTGAATTAAACGTTGGAAACTGAATTGTAAAAGTCCCCGCAGTTGCTGTTTTATCTCCACCAAAATCAAGAACAGCTACAGCTTTATTTGATTCAGATGTATTATAAATTAATGCACCTCTTGCTGTAAGTGTTACTCCAGTAAATGATAATTCTGCAAAATCAACAATTGCTACTCCAGTGTCTAAGGAAGTAGATTGTCCAGTTAATACTCCTCCGCCTGAAGCGTATTGACCTGTATTTGCTACTTCACTTCCTGTAGTAAAAGAAGTTGTTGCTGCTGATAAGTTTGCTGCACTTGTATAAAGTGCTAGTTTAAATACATCACCTCCTGATTCAAGATCATGTATACCTTCTAAGATTTCTTTCTTAAAAGAATTTGCTACTGCTTGTGCTATTGCCATAATTTTTCTCCTTATAATATTGTATTCGGTGATGGAGATGCTATTTTCTGTCTAATAACTCCATCATCGTATTCCGCTCTTCTACGTCTACCCATTTGTTGTGCCGCAAAAGATTGTAAGCCTTCATTATACCTCTCTTTATATAGTTTGTACATATCCATGGGGCCTTTGAGATAACCAAAAGCTTCTACCAAAACACCATGTAAAAGCATGGCCTCTTGGTATTGTGCCAAGAATGTATTATTCGTGCTAGTAAAATGNGGAGGTGTNATAATATAATTTANTTGCACAGCATAAGCCTGATCAGGTATGGGTGCAACAACAATATTATTTTCATCCCAATTAGCATAGAATCTTGGTTGTCCTGTAGCTCCAGAACCATTAAATTCTGATATAAAACTTGTATCTCTTTTTTCCATATATGTTCTTGCAGAGGATAAATCAGATGAAGCAAAAACTTGTAAAGATCTAATCACTAAAAAATCAGATGGCATTACTAAAAATCTTTTATTAGTGTTAAAATTAGATGTAGAATATTTTCTGGTATCATCATAATCAACTTTGCCCGCAATATCTAATTCTGTGTTTCTAATAAATTGATCAAGTAAAGTATCAGATAATACATTACTATCTACCTCAGCGTAGCTTCTAATTTGAGTCAAAAAATCTGAATAAGTTATTGCCATTATGTTGTTATTGTTACACTCCCAAGTGAAATATCTAATTGTCTTTCTCTATTTTGCTCAGATGGATTTTGTGGCACCATTGAGGCAACAGTGGTAGTTATACCATTACCGGTAAATAAAGATCTATTGACCTGAAAATCAAAATTACCTGGTAATGAAACATTAACCACTGTTACGGTGGCACCACCAGAATCAACTATTGTATTATCGTTAGGTGCAAATGTAGGATTTAATGATTTCATTGTTTGTGGTTGTTGAAATCTTTGTGGTCTAGTATTTTGTAAAGCTATTGCATCTGCTGTATTATATCTTCTTTGTATCTGTGGATGTTTAGGTTCAAACTCAGATATGTGAACTAAAGATCCGTTCCATTCTCTTACCATTTCATTATATGGAAAAGCTTGACCAGATCTATCTGATATTGCCTGTGATCTACTTCCTGTTGCAAATTTAGCCATATTAACTTACCGTTGGATAAAATGTTTGTGGTGCAATAAACGTTGAAGCTCTTTGACCATCTTCATCTAGAGCTCTTTTTAATTCGTCTTCATACACAAGTTTATTTTGTTGAACTAATTGTGGTGCTTTTTTCATAGAAAGATAATAAGCAAGCCCTGCACACATGCAAGGTAAAAATCTATAAGCCACGTCTGCTTGATTTGTATAAGCCCCAGCATCTTCAATTCTATTAATAGAATAATATTTTAAATGTGTGTAAGTGTTTAAATCAGGTGTAATGTATAAAAATATTTTAGGCAAAGTTTCTCTTTTGACATAATATTGTGAAGGTTGACCAGTTGCCCCTTTGTTTGGTAAAGCTGCATAAGCAGATCTATCTATTTTTGTTAAAGATACATCAGTTCTATCGCCAGTGTTATTAGCAGAAGTTGAAACAAATGCCTCTAATACATCATTTACATTTGCAGCTGTTGAATATTCTGCCTGTCCTGACACTAAAGCAATTGTATTTAAATTAACTTTCCAAAGATGAATTCCTCTGTTACCCCATTCTGCAAATAAAAGATTTAAACTTCTTCTAGCAGATCTTAAATCATATCCGGCATTAGTTGACAAACCACATCGCTCATATCCCTCATCGATAATCTCATCAATGTTTAAATCAAATGTAGTAGTCCCAGATGTTGCCATTATTTTTTAAATCCTTTCAACATAGGTCCGTAATATTTTACTAAACTAGGATTAGAAACTTTTTTTCCTGCTATTTCTGAATGCATATAAGAACCATTATAAGGTTCTTCTTTCATTTTTGTACCTGGTGCTTTGGAAGTAGTTTCGCTAAATGCTGCTCTACCCATTGCTGCTTTAAATTTAATTCTATGTTTGATAGCCATGTTTCTCCTTTTTGCGGTTGTACAACTTCTTTGATTGTATCACTTTTGGTTTATAAGTTCTAGACCTTAGATTTTTAGCAATAGGATTAGATAAGGTCTTTTGCTTTACCAATAATTGGTTTATATTTTGTTTTTCCTTCACTTTTGTATGCCCATAAATATGATGCTCTTGGTTGATCAGAGACATAGCTGCAGTGAATCCACCCGCTATTGGGTTCTCCTGGAGTGTAGAACTCGCATATAAGCTGATCATATGGAAGATTTTGATGTATCCAATCAGCTAATTCAGCATTATCTACGCCAATACATTCGAAGTCTGCGGCCTCTGCACGTGCATGCTGCGATCTAGCAGAACTACCAATTGCTTCACATAATTCCACACTACGAAAACCGCTGGTGATCTTAACTCTGCCAAAATGGTCACGTATCGGCTGAAGAATATTTTCGCACAACGCTTTTAATTTTTCTATCTGCTCTGCGTTAGGATTGTTATTGATGCCCTTACGTATAGCAGTATCTGATTTAGTTAACTCTGAGAGAGTAAAATTACGTGTCAGATTCATTTTTTTCCTCCATTTGATAAAACATATTATTTGAATCCTCTGTTACCATTTTTGTATCTTCTGCATCCCAATATGTAGTTTGGACTTTATAGTCTGGCCAGCTGTTATCAGTAGTGTAACTATTAACATGCCACAAAAGACGATTATTAGGCTGACCTGCAAAATTACCGTTATCAAGAGCCAATATATGTGCACACTTATGTTCTTGAGGTATTTCAGAATGTTCTGTATCCAAGATATTAGTGTCTGGNTGTGCCCAATCAATTGTGAATAAATATTTGCCATGATAAAATTTTTTGTCNATTCCTAAATATTTTCCGTTNAAACCATCTAACCAATCAAAACAATGAACACTAGGCCAATAGCTAAAACAATTCCANAATTCAAGTTCTTGAACTTGCATATCTGGAACTTGNTATCTTTCATATTCTTTTTGAAAAAAAGCTGAAATAGGTAATCTCCAATAGCAAGCACCATTTGGCAACATAATGTTAAATAATAAAGCACGACCTGAAATGGAAGT